GGTGTGCCACCCGCTAGAACAATTACTGCCGTGGCGGGAATCTGGTCGATCATGCCCGAACCGTCCGAGTTGATCAAGCCTTCGATACCCTGCATAGCAGCGTCAAGTGAGTTCTTCATTTCTTGCGCCTTGACAGCGAACAGTCCCTTTTGCTTGGAATCGGTGGAAGCCTGTGCTAACCACGAGATTTCGCAAACATTGAAGAGGTACACTGGAGCAAGGGCAAATGATGCCCACTGTGAGCCAGAGCCGCGCAACATTGAATCTGCGTTGCCTGTGCCCTGAGAAATTCCCGCACCAGCCTGTACCCTGAAAGGTACACGGAAGGAAGCGCGTTGGGTTCCACCAGCGTTAGACTGGTTGGAGACCGGAATTTTTGTAGCTTCGGCCTTAAACAAAGAGTAAGCCGTGGTCCCGTGGAAAATGAGATCAGGAATCTCTTTGGCAAAGGCGTCTAGTTCAACCGCTTCTACAGCGGCTTCTAGTAATGCCATAAAAATTAGTTCCTTGAAACAAAGTACGCTGTAGAATTCTGAGATTCTACCCGTCTGTGCTGAGTCGTTACTTTTCCTTACCACGCCTTGCCCGTGTCGAGAATTGGAGCCTTCGAGGCCATTCAGGGTTTGGTAGTGTTTAGATCATAGTCGATTCTAAAGTGTGCGGGTGGGTAGAAGACTTCCTAGCCTTGGCTTAGGTTCTTCCTTACGCACTCCTAACCCGCTGTGCGTCTGCCGAGTTTGATGTGGATGTCGTATCCTACCCAGTTATGCATTGTCTGCGCTGTGTAGGCACCCACGAATTCTACTGAACTCCGAGTTTGATTTGGAATTTTTGTTTGTTCTTTTTTTGTTTCTTGCTGCCTTTTTTGAACTCTGCTTTGGCATAGCGGACGCTGGGCGGGTGACTTTTGAAAACTCGGTCGTGATGTGCTTTGCGTTCTGCTGCTTTGCGAAGTTTTGTGGCCAGTTTTTGTTCTGGTGTGCGCATGACTTAACCTCCTATAGGTTAATTGCCATGTGTCACCTCCTGCTTTGAATTTTGAATTTGGTGGAGCGCGGGTTATGCTGCTAGGTCAAGCACCCACGTCCCGTCCCCTCTGGTCTTTTCCTAGGTGGCACAGAGGGCAATGTTTTACAGCGATTGAGTAGCTACGGTGTCCGCAGCAATCACGGTGATATTGTAAGGTACATTGGGAGTCAGCGGATTAGCCGCCACCCCAGCGCATTGCACCGTCAAAGACGCCTGACTGCCTAACCCTGCAACTGCTGTTACAAAGCCACAGACGGAAATCGCATCTCCAACTTGTACGGGCTTGCCGTCACGAGTAGTTCCGCCAACTGTTCCTGATACTGCCATATGTTTCTCCTAGTGTTTGAATGAATTGTGGTTCTACTTCCGCCAAGTGACTAAGCGGTAGCCCTTGCCGTCTGTCGTACGTACGAAACCTCGTCCCATGATTTGCATAGTTACAAGGTCAGACGACTTGTACTCCTTGCCCCCAACCGTAACGTCCTCTCTAATCAAGTTCGTAGGTCTGGTAGCAACGTAAACTGGTTTGCCTGTCGTAACAGACTGTATGCCAGCCTTCGTGGCGGCATCTTTCTTCTCGGTCGCTGCTGCAACTCTTCCTGCAGCGCTTCCGCCTTTGGCGTAACCGGGGTACCTATTCTGAATAGTTTTGGTTACAATATCTTGTGCGATAGCATCGAGCTTGGCGTTGTGGAACTCAGCGATCTTGGCCTTGTTAGCCGGGCTGGCACCTAACTTCCAAAATGATGCCATCTGCGTTTGGTAACCTTTGTCGGTCCTCAGCGTGGCGTACAGACGGTCCTTGATGCCGTTGCCTATGTCAATCTTGGTCTCCCGGGGGAAATCCTTGAAGTACGCCATCTTGAGGAATGGTCCAAGGTGTTTACCGAGGACGCGGTTATTGTATTGCTCTGCGTCAGTGGCCACGCTGTTTTCAAACGCCCTGACCTTCTCTTCAGCATCGGCACTCTTTGACTTTTCAAACTCTGCCTTCTCTGCCAAGAACTTCTTGCGCTCGGGCGTCTCTTCGGGTTCCTTTGTACGGTTCTTCTCTTCCTCTGCTTGGTCGTTGTACCACTTGGTAGACTGTGCGACCCATGCCTTCAATGCCGCGATATTCGGGGCTGATGCGCCTGTTTCATCCTTCGCTTCCAATGCCGCGTTGAGATTGGCAAGGAATCTTGGGAAACCTACTTCTTCTAAACCTGCGACGAAGTGAGGTTGTATCGTTGCATAGAATGCCTCTTTGTCATGGTTCTTTAACTCCGACAGAAAAGAGGGAGCTAACTTTCCCATAGCCTCGGGATGGCCTGAGGCCTTCAGGTCTTCAACTACGTTCTTCCATAGTTGGGGATCGGCGTTATACAGAAGTTCGTCGGTAGCCTTCACAGCCTCTAGGTTACCGTTAAGTTTTTCGTAGCCCTCGGGTCCACCTATAGCTGCGATGAATTCCTTGGCTTCCTTGGCCGCTGCTACGGTTGGAAACTCCGTCTTGTATGCGTTGAAGCGTTCAAAGGCTCCATGCAGTTCTTTTACAACTGCCGCATTCTTGGGGTCCGCGTCCCGCATGGCCTTTAGGGCCTTGCGTACGTTGTCTGGTGTTGCTTTGGTATCAATGAGCTTATCGGCTGCAGCCTTGGCCGTCTTGTCCCTCTCAGCCTTTTGCTCTGGAGTCTGCTCTTCTGCCTTTGCTTCAACTTCTGTTTCTACTTCAGGTGTCTCCGTGGTTGTGTCTACGGCTGAGTCTGAGGTTTCTACTACTGGTGCTTCTACTGCAGCCGCTTCTGAGTCGAGCGCTGCAAAGTCTAACAATGCATCTGCCATGTTGAGTCCTTAATGTTTCTGAGTTATTCTAAGTCGGTGAAAAATGTTGAGTCTTCCCAGTTCAATGGGTGCTTAGGATGTGTACTCGGCTTGCTTTTCAACTCCAAGTAAAACTTCTGTGGAGTACTTCCCGTCTGAATCCACGTAGACACCGATGATACCACCGGGGTCAACGCTGGTCTCACTACTTTCTGGTCTTCCATCTTTGTTACCTCGGATCAAATTCTCGAACGTTACAAGATTGGAGTTGTGACTAACGTACACTGTGCCTTCTGTGCGCAATTCTTTGCCGAAGAATTCCTGCATTCTGGTTTCCAAGTCATCCAAAGATTCTCCATCTGGAATCTTCACCTTTGGGTTGTCGATGTAAAAATCTAGAATGTGCTGGTACTCATCACGGTCTTTTCCCGCAAGGAATCCAAGTGCCCAAGAAATAAGGCCGCGATCCTGTATTACATCCATTCCAAGTTCTTCAGCTATTATGTCGGCTGTTTGGCAAGCCCTGAGCATCGGTGAAGTTACTATCTTCTTCACAAATTCTTTGTGCTCGTCTGCTATGTCTTTTGCCGCCTTTTCGGCTTGCTTTATCCCTTTGGTATTGAGGGCGGGATCAAGTCTGCCTCTGAATTTATTCGATTCGTTGACTTCCGTGTCGCCATGGCGCACAAGAAGACCGACAAGTTTTTGAGTCATGTTGCTCCTGTGTTTACTGAAGCAGGGCAGTATTTATCTGCCCCGCTCTTTTAACGCCGTAGTTGACGCGGTTGGCCACCCTCAGGCGGCTGTTGTGGTTGCGCTGGCTCACTTCCATGCTCAAGTGCATTCGGTATGGCTTTTTGAGCTACCTTATGCTGCAGGGCTTGGTCGGCTTGCGCTTGGAATACGCCCGGGTTAGATTGGATGCCCATCTTAGCGAGTGCTTGCACTGCTACTGGTGGTGGCATCTTACTAACGTCAACCGATATAGACTCGGAAGGTGGTTTGTCGGGTGGCTTGTTAGCCATTGCAATCTTCTTGGCCATTGCTAGGTGCGCTGCCCAGTGAAGATGTATATTTGCCCAACCTGCTTGTTGTTCAGGGGAACCGTAGTGGAACTTCTGTCCTTCTGTGCTATTGAGCCATTCAAAGCACTCATTAGCTTCTACGACATGGTTCTCACTCTCATCGGTTGCAACTGTGACTGTGCTCACTTGCGGCGGTAGAGACTTCATTGCACCCTGTAACTGTTGCACCATCTGTCCAGCTTGCGGAGGAACTGGTTGTCCAGTCATCTGCGCCTGCTGCATACCTTCTTGTGCCTGTTTCAATGCGCCCTGCATCTGCTGCAGTTGCGGATTGTCTTTGGGCCCGGACCGTAACAGTACTTCGAATTCGTTACGCTGCTTTGCAGCAGAGGATGCGCCGGGAACTTTGAAGCCCTTCATACGAAGTGCGCTCACAAGTTCTATCGAGTTAGATGGAGAGAAGATAAGAGCATTCAACGCTTGGTTAGAGGAGCCCTTAGTTATCAAATCCATCAGCTTTGTTTCTTTCTGTTGCCATGACTCTGGGAAAGCGGGATTGCTCTCTGCATAACAAAGAACATTTCCTGCCAACAAGTTTGCAGTGTTAACTGAAACGTTGCCCTTACCCTTAATATTCTGACGGATAACCTTTCCATCTCGACATTCAGCCGCACACTTTACGGCTTGTTGCCCTGCGGCTGCGAACATATCCTGTACTGAGTTCCATGGACATCCTACGCGTTGCAGTGCTTGGTCACGTTGAATTACTGCGTTACCTACCGTGTTCTCTCCGGTTGCTGCTCCGAACAGTGACGGTAGTGCTCCCGAAATTTCTTCGGACAAACTGGTAATGAACCACTTGATAAAGTCAGGCAGGGCAGCTTGCGGTGCTGGTGTCGGCTCAACCATAATGTACTGGTCAGCACTGGTCAACCCCGGTTGTACTTGGAATGGTCCGGTGCTGCCGGGGACATTGGGTTGAGTCTTTAGAGCTTCCATGTCGAAGGCTTCAGCGTTCATCCACTTCTTGGGGACGGTTCTTTTAAAGAAGTCGTCCAACAAGTCTACCCAGTCGTTAATTCGTTTCTGAACAGAGATGAGCATTGAGCCCATAGCTCTTCGGTTCTGTCCCTTACCTGTCCACGGGTGGCCGATTACAATGTGATCGTCAACACTCTCGTTTCTTGAGAATGCGTACTCTGCACCTGCTCTGGCTAAAAGTGCTCCGTTAGGAAATGCTTCCAGCAACTCTGCTCTGGCTTCGTCGCTTACTGAGGCATCCAAGAACATGGAGGGTCTAAACCACGAAAACTTTACTGTACTGTGTCGATTCAGAGAGTCGCCAGTGACGTATGCGCCGACTACTGCTTGGCGTACGTTCTCTCTTGCGATCCTGTCTAGCTGAGTCTCGGACATCCCATCTGTGCCGGGATTGATCTTTTCTGAGATCCATGGAAACATTCCACGTACGACTGCCACGTCTAAGTCAAATGACAACTGCACAAACTGCATGAGAGAGAAATCATCAACAGCGATAGGGACCTTATGGTCCAACTTTCCGTGCACTGTGGTTACTTCTCGTCCTAAAGGTTTGCGGTCGTCTCCTGAGTTTCCCGCCTCGTCCAGCAAGTCTGTTCCTGAATCTCCTTCTTCGGTGCCACTTACTTCTGATTTCTCTTCATCCAAAATATCGTTGAGTGTGTCTTGTCCTGTGGGCTCTGGGGTGGGCTCATCAAATACATTCTCGGGAACAGTTGGTACCTCTGTCTCTCCCTCGAAACCGTATTTCTGTCCATTCAACTCATACCGCGTCCACATCAACACTCGGTCTTCATTCCAGAAGATTCTGGAGCACTCAGTAAGCAGCGCGTGAAGATTGTTATTTCGTGCCCAAATCTCTTTGAACCTTTCGGCCTCTTCTGCTGCGACTCTGTCTGGGCCGTACTCTGGGTTCACAGGGAAGAATTCTATCTTGGGAACTTCCCTAGATAATGCAGCGACGATGATGTCACCTTTGGGTCCGTAGATATTCGTGTCGTAAATGGTGTTTGTATTTCTCTGGTCTTTGGCCCCGAAACCTGTACCTGCGCCGGGCAGCATCCATCCACCCTGCTTACCTCGCAGAAGATGTTGATAACCGCGCTCAAAGTGTAGTGCTTCCCATGCTTGCTCTACTTCCATACGCCGTGCTGCGGTGTCGGTTCTGGTGGCTATATTGTCTAACCCCATGAGAGCGCCACGCGCAAGATCACTTAACTGAGCGAACGGCTCTGGGCTATATGGGAAGGGTGCGTAAACGCCTAAGGGACTGTCGTTAGGGTCTTCGGACTTTTCGCTGGCTTTGTTTTTTACATCAGCCCCTGCCCCAACTTCTTGGGATGTTGCAATAACATCAGCCATTGTCTCTCTCCTTAGTGCCGCATAGCCGCAAATCCTTTGGCCGATGCCTTCATATGCTTAACATGTTCACTGTCGCCGGGTTTGGGTTCTTTTTGTGCAGCCGATAATTTCTTTCCCTCGGGAATACCTAGCGCACGGTGTAGCCCACCCTTGCTGACGCTGAACGATCCCTTGGAACCTAGGTCCACTTTGTGTTGCTTATGTCCTATCATTTACTTCTCCTTCTTGGTAGAGGGTGCTCCCATTACTTCGGACATGTAATCTTGCTTAGTAGAGAACTTCATGTTTGTAGAAGGATTCGGCAATTTGGATTTCGGTCGTGCCATTCCTATTGACATTATGCTGCCCTCATTGCACTTCTGCTTAACTGTCCCCCGCTATCAATGCGAGGGCCTTTCTTTTTCTTGGGTGGTGTCATAGGAGCCTCGCCGCTCATCCACGACGGTACTGGAGTAGAGTCCATGGATGGTGCAGGTGTTATCTCGGTAGAAGTTGGTTTCTTTCTTCCTAACCCGTTCATTTCTTTCTCCCTAGTCCAGAGGACTTTGCTTTGTATTCGGACTTGCCACCCTCTGCGGCACGCTTCTCGGATAGCATTATTGCTACCGCTTGCTTTTGATTCTTTACAGGCTTTCCTGTTTCCTTGTTACCGCTCTTCAAGCTGCCTGACTTCCACTTGTCCATCACTTCATTCCACGGCACTTTTATTGTACCCCTGCGTTATCCGATGCAGATGCACACGATCCACTTGGGACTACAATTGAACGTCCTGAACTTGCACAGGTAACTGTCAGTAGAGCAGTGTTTCCTGTACCAGTTATGGCTGTGACAGTGCCTAGGATTGTTACCTGTTCTCCTGCTACGCCAAAGTACATTCCCGCTATGCCTGTAGCAGGGTACGTGCTGGCTGCATCAGTTTGTCCCGGCAATGGCTCAGCATGTTGTACCGCTCTACAGTCGTTCGCCTGAACTACTACAGTGCTTGTGGTCAATAAGGGCAGCACAGTTACCAAAGCCAACGCCCCTGAACCTGTGATACTTGAGATCATTCCCTGACAACTAACGTTGTCGAACAGGTTGATGACCTTCCCATCTTTGCTAAAAGCTGGCATTTTTTTTCCTATTCTGCGCTAGCCCTGAGGTATTAAAATTTTACGCCGTTTCCATGGCTTCGTGCTGGGGAACTTCATCGTTGTCCCCTTCGGAACTTGCGCCCTGTTGGTCGGGGTGTGTACGTCTTTTCACGCTGTCTGCCTGTAGTTCCCCACCTGCCTCGTATGCCAGAGCGGGGTCGGTGAACGATGCGTGGTGCTCATGCCCATCTTCAAACTTGGCATGAACTTGGTGCTCCCCCCGTTCGTGGTCGTGTGAGTACTCAACCTGCGAAGCAGTTCCATGATGTTGTACAGTCTCGCTTGGAGTTGCGGCATCGGCTGCAGTGTCTCGTGGATTGTGGCTCTTGGCATCGGCTCCTGAAGTGTTAACTTCGTCTCCACCGTGATTCATGGACGTAGACTCATACGTCGGCTGGCCGGGAGCTTCGTAATCGGAATCCTCTTTAGGCATCCCGCCGCCATCTTTGGAGGCATGCTCCATATCCTTGCGCTTACCTACGTAAGCTGAGCCGTATTTTTTTCCGTCTTTAGTCGTGTAGGACATTACTTTACTCCGTCGAGCAGATGTGAGTACTCGTCTGGTTCTGGCTCCGCTTGCTGTTGTGGCATACCGAGGTGTCTAGCTGCCGCATGCGCTGACTTTGCATCTTTGTGAATGGACTGGTGCATGTGACCGTCTGCATGTTGACTGGCTACAGCGTGTCGTCCTGTGTCCTTGTCGTGGGTTACTACGATCTTTGATGCACTGCCATGTTGCATGGCCGCATCTTTAACGTCGTCTGGAACTGTGTCTTCGCCTGTGGACTCACCCTCTTCGTCTGTGCGCGACTTTTCTGGGTCTGCATCAACATCAGGGCTTCCTTCGTCCAAGTCCATTGCCTTGGGCTCAGCAACATCGGGAACACCTTTGCTTGCTTCCTTGTTAGAAAACTTGGCTTCCCCAGAGTTCATTGTGCGTGGCATTTCTTTGTCTTCACTCGGGGTCTCAGGGCTTGCCTTCTTGTCACCGTCGCCCATTTTATCTGCGCCGGGATCATGTGCTTCACTGTGTCTGTTGGCTGCGAACTTGGAGCCAAATGGCTTTCCGTACTTTGATTTGAACATTGTTAATCTCCTTTAGCAATTACCGCATTTACAACTGATGATTTTCTTCATGCGGTCAAGTAACGCCGCGTCTGTTTTCTCTACCCAGTCCTTACTTTCGCAAGGCGCACACGGTGTCCATCCAGCGCGTTGAGAAAGTGTTTCCTTAGCGCTATACATACAGATGATCTTCCAACCATTCTCAGCCCTACACACTGATATGTGCGAGAGTTCTCCGGGGCATTTCTTTTCCTCTTCAGCCATGCTACACCTTAGCGGCTTCTGCCGCTTCCTTTTCTGCTTCCATTGCTAATTCTTTTTCATGGTCTCGCACAACCTGCTGCCAACGGCTAATGGGCAAAGGTTCTTCAAATCCAGCAAAACTGGGTTTCTTAGCCGAGGTTCTACTGGGATCAATACCCACACGCTGCTGTATAGCAATTTCAAAGATTGCCAGTTTACCTTGCAACATTGCTTTCTCATTGCGGAGATCAGCTACGATGCTTTGGTACTCTTGTATGCGTGCTTCGAAGTCCTGTCGTACGCGAAGGAGATCGTCTTCAAGTTGGGAGACTAGTGCAGAGTAGAACAGGTCGTCCCATGCTTGTCTGAGTTTTTCTGTGAATCTCATTGCTGTACCTTTCCCATCCATACTGGTTGCTCTGGTGGATTAAAGCAGTAACCTTTGCTCTTCTCCTCTGCGTCTTTCTTCATTTTGAAGAAGTGTGCGGCTATGGGATCTACCTTTACCAGTTCTAGGAATCTGTCTCGATTTACTTCTTCCTCAGGCTGCTTTTTAGCAGATAGTTGTCCGAAGAGCCCATAAGAGAAACCATCGTAGATGTCGTCGCCTTTTGCATCGACCTTCAAAACATCATCAATGTTCTTGGGATCACGCATTAAAGATGGGATAGCCAGTATGAGTTCTCGGCATGTGTCGAGGATTACCAGTGTTCCATTCTTGAACTCGTTGTACATCAGCGAGGCTCTTGCTATGCGGTCCCGCGTTGCAGGTGTTACGCCGGGCAGTCCGTACTTCTTCAATTCCCTAGAGTAGTCATCTGCTGGACTGTGACGTTCCATCTGTCGTGCGAACTTTTCGTGTGAGAAGTAGTGATAGCGTATCTTCACATCTTTTCCGTTAGGCAGTCGTGCTCTATTTGCCAAAATGGATGCCAGTTCTTTGTAGGACTTTCCACCTGTGGTCACAATCTCTGCGAAGCAAACTGTTTTGAGTCTGTAGTCGGCTCCAGAGGAAGACCATCTTACAAGTGCTTTGGTGAACAGGTAAATGGCGTTAGCGTGAAGCATGCCCCAGTCCTGTCCTGCCCATACAGGTTGGTGTTCCTGCCAAATTATGGATTCGGGGTCCTCGCGCAGATTCACTACGTGATAACTTTCATCGAAGCAATCAAAGTACTGACCTTCAACTGTTCCGTCCAATCCAAGCAGCATCTTGTCGCGCTTGGCTTTTGGCATGCTGTTCAATCGTGTAATGATGCCGGGATCGCGCTTCAGTAATTCAGCATTGTCCATTACCGTAGAGCGCTGATAAGCGTAGTTTTTGGGGTCGTAAATTTTCTTCCACTCGCCGGACTCAGGTATCCACCATGTACCGTCTACATCATCTCGTCGCGCTTCCTCGGTCTTCCCCCAAGGTTCTTTTTGCACGAACAACGTACGGTAGTACTCATAGAACGGACCCAGAGGGTTGCTACATCCAACGATCGCTGGTATGGGAAGGTTTCCCGCTTCATCCCGTTCGCATGCTGCGTTAACAATGTTTCGAGAGTACAGCATCATCCATGCATCAGGTGAGAACTGTCCGCATTCGTCCACCAGAATTGCTGGGAACGCCTGACCTAAGTACTGCTCGATGTCTCGATCTTTGTTGTTCTGGCAGTTATGAACGAGTATACCGTTGGCAAAGAACTCGTGCTCTTCTTCTACTTGTAAATCATACACTGGCACAGAGTACGAGGTCTGCTCTGAAGGCATTTCCACAGTTAACGTCACAAAATCTTTTCTTTGATGTTCTGGCGACAATTGTTTTGTAACATTCCCAACAACGCTTTGTCCACGGCTGCCTGAGTAGTGGCCTTCCAATTCTCCCAATCCCAAAAGGGGCGTGGTGAATTCTGTGCTCTCTAACTGGAAGCAGTTCGTAGTTGCTTCCGTCAAGAGGGTTGTTAAGAGGGTCTTCATCCTTGTGATGAACTTCGAAGTTTTTTGGTATAACTCCATTGACGCTTTCATAAATAGCGACATGGAGGTACGTTTTGATTCCGCTTCTCCAACCCTTGTAGTAAACTCGGTCGGACCTTCGGCTGGAATCTGGGTACCTATAGTAGATAACGCCTTCAAATACGACGGTCTGTGACACAGCAGGTTTACTGTTTTTTCTGAATCCTTTTGGCATGTAATCTCCTCGGGGGATTTCCATTCCTCATTGACCAATACTTTGTGCTCTTTGGTCAAACTTAATGGACCTAATTGAGTGACCGCTTTACTGCCAGTCGTCCCTGACCACAGTATGCGCTTAAAGCCTTTACGAGTCAATGCTAAGTCTTCCGTAGTCACTTCTTCAATAGGCACCAAACCACGCTGCGTTGTTACTAGAGTTCCCGCAGCAAGGCAGTGGCCAAAGACAATCTTGGAACCGTTGGTTAATGTGGCGACATGCTTGGTAGAGTCATAGTCGTAAAGTTCCGCAGGTAGGAATGCCTTTAGATCACTGATGGCACCACTATCTAATTCCTTGAATGTTCGTCGCAGCACCAGCAGGTTGCAGTTTTTGTACTGCAAGCAGTAATTCTGAATGAAGTACATGAGCCAGCCGCACGTTTTGCCTGAACGGATGCCGCCTACACTCAAACACTGCCCGGCTACCGTCTGTACGTACACTTTACCGTTACGCACGACATTTCTCAGCAACTCCGTCTGCTTTGGTTGGAAGGTAAAAATCTTGGAAAAGTTAAGTGTGCCATCGGCACTGAGATAATCAGGCCGTGCTTTTTCTTCAATTGATTGCTTTCGTGGCATCTGCGTACTTTCTGAGTTTAAGAATTTGTATGTACGTTCAACACGTCAGCAAAACTTGGCTGCTTCTTTTCTTCTTTGCGCTCTTCCATTACCTCTTTGTGCATCAGGTCGGGCGGCTGAACGATTACTATGCGTACACCATCGTGCTTCAACGCTTCTTTCTCATCGTCTGAGAGCGAAGGTTTACCGTAGGCACGCAACCAAATTGCTTCGAAGGCTTTTACCGCTGCCATCCAGCCTTTGGGATCACATTGACATGTGCCGTTGGCGATAGATATCTGAAAGTCAAATATCTCCATCAACTTTTGCTGGTCGCCGCCTGTGATGTTTTGTTCAAGGCGTTTTCTGAGTTTTCTTACCATCTCGTGTGCGGACGGTAGGGGCTTCACCTTCTTAACGAAGTGTCCCTTAGCATTCTTCAGGGATTCTCTGAAGGTGCCATCTACGTTCCTGACAACGAGAGATGTTACCCCCGGTGGAAGATTTGTTGTAACTTCCACCGTGGGCTTTGAGTCTTTTTCCGAATCGGCCACAGTGGCCTCCGTTACGCTTTCTTTTCGATTAACTGGAACTCACGCTTCACACCGTCAAATAGGTACTCGGCCTTACTGATTCCGTACTTGGTGAGCAAGCCTTCAACGTACGACTTGTACTCTGCAGCTTTGCCCTCGGTGATCTTGGTGAGTCGCTGAATTTCTTGGGTGGCCTTCAGATATTCCAGTTCGCAGTCGGACAGGAACAGTTTCTCTTCGCTGGCAATGGCGACCGTAGCCTTCTTGGCTTCGGGTGCAACATATGCCTTGACTTCCTCTGCAACCTTCACAACTTCGGCCTTAACTTCATCTACAAACTTTACTGCTCCACCTTCGATTGTTTCTGACATGTGAATCTCCTGAGTGATTTTATTTTGGTGCCTTTGTAAC